TAATGTACCTCTATACTCTAATTATTCCCAAAGAGAATATTTATCCTCCCAAATAAATATTTCTAATCCTTTTTTCCACGAAGCCTGTTATATCAACGGTTTCGTGGTTTTTTTATTTTCCATTTTTAATGATTGACTATCCTTTTGACCTTCTAACGACATCAATCTATCAAATTTATCAATCGTATTATCTTTTTTGTTATTAGTAACGTGTGTATAGATATTCGCAGTAGTCTGTATATCTCCATGACCTAATCTGTCTTGAATGTCTTTTAAATCTGCTCCTGCTTCTGCTAATAATGACGCGTGAGTGTGTCTAAAACCGTGAGGAGTGATTCTAGGGAAGTTAGTACCTTCTAGTATCTGATTCAACCAGTACACGGCTGTATTGGACGAATAGAACGAGTTATTGCGATTCTGAAATACATACGTTTCATTTCCGGATAATTCTTTCCATTCATTCAGCAATCGCTCCAGGCTTCCATTTATCCGTATTGTACGCATTCCGTTCTTTGTCTTGGTCTGTGATATATATTTATCTTCAAACGAGCGTGCTACCGTCTTATTTACGCTCAGAGAATGATTTCTAAAGTCGATATCATTCCAAGTGAGGGCAAATGCTTCTCCACACCTCAAACCAGTATAGCTGAGGAGATAAAAGAACGTATGTACTTCTTTATACGGCTCGATGTAATCAAGAAATTGGATTAAAGTGTCACGATCATAATATTTCAATTTATCGTCTTTAAAATCATCAGACTTTGGCAAGTCTACCAAGCTCATAGGATTCTTTTCAATAAGATTCAACTTCTGAGCATACTTAAATATCATTTGAGCGTATATCTTATAGGACTGAGTACTCTTAGGATAGTTCATATACCATCGATTCACTTGAGCCTGGCAATCTTGTATGGTAATTGTATCGATGTAGTAATCGCCAAACGCAGGCAGTATGTGTTTCTTGAAATAAGTCACAGTCGCTTGAAACGTGCTAGGTCTCACGCGTTTCTGATACGTTACAACCCATTCGTTGTATAGCTCTCTATACGTGAACTTTTGTTTAACTACTAATCCAGTATCCATCAACTCAACTTCTAGCCGTTGAAGAGCAGTAGTTGCAGCTAAGACAGATTCAAATCCACGTCTTGTAGTATACTGCTTCTTGCCTGTCTTAGGATTAGTGCCACAATAGATTTTAAATTGATAATAGACTTGCCCGTCTTTCTTCTTATAAGGCTTGATTCTATCATCGATTCTTTTCCTAGCCATATCTTTACCGTCCTTTCTTAATATGGTAAAATAGGGCATAACAAATAGCCCTAAATTAGGGTAAATTTTGAACTCACCACACTGTATCCGCCAAGATTCATAGTGTGGTGTTTTATTTTAATATAATAAGTGCTACTTCAACCCTAAAAGTTTAAAAATATCAAATGAAGTTTTACGATACACTTTGTTATATACCGCTTTTTTAGGATTTCTAAATAGCCCAATACCCTTTTTCCCATACCCTGGAATAACAGCTTTCTTAATCTGTCTCTTCCATTTTGAAGTTGTGCGAGCTTTAATCATCTTTTTCAAACTAGGCGTTCTTAAACCAAATTTCATTAACAGCACTCCCTTTTTAGATTAATACCTTACCGATAACTGAAACTTTATTTGCATCCACAACAATATCATCATATTTAGAATTTTCTGATTTTAAAATAATGTTTTCACCGTCTCTAAATAAGTATTTACATGTAACACCTTCATCTTCAACTCGAACTATAGCAATCTCTCCATCTTCAACAGTCGGTTGATATCTTAAATATACTTCAGAACCTTTCTTGATGAGAGGTTCCATTGAATCACCTGTAATCTGTACAAGCTCGTTAGCACCATTCGGAACGATTGAGGATGGTAATACGCCCATTTCTGCATCCACGTCATCAACGTATATCATAGAGCCTGCTGCAGATTGACGGCCAAAAACGATAGGAATTATATTATCTTCATGTATTTGCCCATTCTGCTCGTTTAATTGTTCTTCTGCATAATTGTAGACGTTGTTCTGCCGAGAAAGGGTTAGCTGTGCAGTGATATCTGTAATTTGATTGAGTAGTGTGTCTTCTTGACCATAATTATCAATAGTATCTGTAGGGAAGAAATCATCTAAAGTAACGTGGAATATATCACATAATTTAAAAAGTATATCTTGATTAACTTTTCTAGTACCTTTTTCATAACGACCTATAGTTTGCTTAGTTGTGTTTAATCTGTCCGCTAAATCTTGCTGAGTCATATTATTATCTTTTCTATATTCTTTTATTTTAGCACCTATATAATGTTTTAATTCCATAGATACACACCTCGTTTCTGATTAAATAATAACATAAAGTAACCAAAATAGAAACTTTTTTATTTTTTTGGTAAGAAAACTATTGACAAGTAACCAAAATGGTTATATAATAAGTTTGTAAGGTTGATTAAGACCTTAACTAAACAGAAAGGAGAGCATGATGAAGGAAGTTAGCGAACTTCTAACAGCACTAGGAACATTCTTAGTAGGACTTGCAAGTTTGATAAAAGTTTGCAAACAAAAAGAACAGCCTAACAATTCTCGAAAAGCACGCAAGCATAAGAGAAATTAAAAGCTGTTCAGCTGTTCTAGCTCGAGGAGCTTAGCTCCTCGGTGCTAGTATATCATGAATGAGGATATTATGCTACATGGTATAAGTGCATTCTTATTTTGCCTACTAGTATTTCTGTGGATTAGTAGGGATGATAAGAAACATTAGAGAGCCTTCAACAGGCTCTCTACAAAAAAAAACAATATTTTTTTATTGAAAAAGTAACCGAAATGGTTATAATATATATTAGCGGAGGTGATAAATATTGCAAACAACTTTATACGGATTGAGAAAGGCTAAAGGTTTAACTCAAAAAGAATTAGCTAAAAAATTGGGCATTTCTGAATTGTCTTACCGAAATAAAGAATTAGGAAAGAATGAATTTACACAAGATGAAATGTTCTTCTTAAGTCGTTATTTCAACGAAAAAATGGACAAAATTTTTTTGCCAAGGAAGTAACCAAAACGGAAACTTTATCAATAGAGGCTAGAGGATAGGAAAGGAAGAAATAATATGAGTGCAGAAGCGTTAACGGATACCACAAAAATAGTTGTAGAAACAGACGAACAAGATCCTAAAATCATTGCAGTCATCACGGCAGAGGATATTGACAGTGCAGAAGGTTTTAGAGTAAGAATTACCCCTAAGTACGAAAGGTGATATATATGGAAAATGAAATTTTTAATACACCAATGAATGTTTTTGAAGCTGTTGATACTGTTATCGTTTATATCTCTAAATTGATTTTAACGGATAAAGTAGACAGCACGGAAGATATGACAAATGCTCTAGCTAAATTAATAGAAGCCAGAGCAAAATTAAATGATTGTTAATAGTCTATAAGTTGAGTCTTTTTAGAAGATTCTGAAGTGGATTTATATTTTTTAATTTTGTCAAAAGTTTTCCAGTATAAATCAACTAACTCTTCTGGAGTTTTTACAGAATCCATATTTTTCTCAACATATATAACTGTTAATTTTTCAGCTAATTCCAATTTCATATTAACCCCCCTTTCCCTAATTCTGATTATAGAACTGAAAGAGGGTTACAACAATATGAAAATGAGTGAAAGGAGCATACAGCTTGAATTTATTAAGTACTGATTTCGAAGCAACTCTCAATTCAAAGGTTGTTGAAATCGTAGCTAATGCGATGGAACGATTACCAACAAATAACAATCAGCAAAGATACTTAAACAAGAAACAGGCAAAAGCCTATATCGGAGGAATCGACGATAGAGATTTCGATGAGTGTGTATCGATGGGATTGAAACAAATTGTAATTAAGAGACCAAGCGGAAGCGCAACAATTCGATACGATGCCAGGGATTTAGATGAGTTCATGGCTAAATACAAGATTTAAGGAGGACAGCATGACAAGAGTTGAAATTACAAAAGCTAGAAAGCTAAAGAAAAAAGATTTTAACAGAAATTATCTCAAGAAATACTGCAAGTTCTTAGGCTACACAACATTAGTAATTCTAGGAGCGATTGCATGGATCCATTTATTAGTTGGAGCTGTTAACCAACACGCAGATAAAGTCGATGCCATCCGTCAAGGTGTGGTTTTCGATGATTAGTTTTGAAATGAATATGTTCGAACCAAATGAATACGATGTAATGGTTGGAAGTGAGCTAAGAGGGGAAATAAGATTCATCGATGGAAAGTATCGTTTGGTTGTATTTCTTGGAAATTACAAAAGCAGCAGTATTCATTCAACCTTAGAGGCTGCATACGATACTGCAAGAGAGCTTTTAAACGTATAAAGTAATTTTAATACGTTGGAAGGGGGAATTTAAATTGGACTTTAAAATGATTATTGGAGAAAAAATATGGGAAATAAGGAAAAACAAAAAATTAACTCAAAAACAATTTGGAAATTTGTTAGGTACCAACCAACAAGCAATTGTTAGATGGGAAAAGGGGAAATCCTTACCTAACATTAAAACACTAAAAAAAATCGAAGAATTAAATGGTTCACCAGTAACTGAAATCTCAGATTATTTGAAAGTTGGAGAAAAAATAAAACACATTCGACTTGAAAGAAGCATGACTTTAGAACAGTTTGGTAACCTATTCAATGCAAAGAAACAAGTCGTTTCAAATTGGGAAATTGGAAAAATTTTTCCAAATACAAATAATCTTAAAAAAATTGCAAATTCAGTAGGAATGTCAGTAATAGAATTATTAGCTACTAATCTACCAGATACTAATCCATTAGAAGAATACAGTACAAACGAATTAATTGAAGAATTGAAAAAAAGAGTATTAAAAAAAGACGACTTATAAAAGCCGTCATACAAATATTAACTAAAGTTATTATAACACGTTGGAAGGGGATATTCAATGAGTCGGTTATTAATTAACGAACCACCTTTACAAGTGCTGCCATCGCTTGCTAAAGAAATCGGCTTGAATGAAGCGATTATGCTCCAACAAATGCACTACTGGTTGATTAAGAGCAGCCATGAATTTGAAGGAGTTAAATGGTTTTATAAGACATTAGAAGATTGGCAAACAGAATTCCCATTCTGGTCAGCAATGACTATCAGAAGGACTTTGACCAACTTAGAAAAACAGAAAGTCATTAGAATTGGGAACTTTAATAAGAAAAAATTCGACAAAACAAAATGGTACACAATCGAGTACCAATGTGTGAACAGACGATGTGTTCAATTTGAACAGACGATGTGTTCAGATTGTACAGATGGATGTGTTCAATTTGAACAGACCTATACCAGAGAATACACAGAGACTACTACAGAGAATAATAATAATGTCTCAGAGGAGAAAACGAGTAAGGTTGTTTGGACTGATGATACTAGACATATTATTGATTATCTAAATAAACGCTCTGGAAAGAAATGGTCAGTTAAGACTAAGAAGACAGTACAGTTAATCCATAAGCTGTTAGACAATGGATTCACAGTTGAAGACTTTGAGAAAGTTATTGATTTCAAGTGTAAGCAGTGGCTGAATAACGAGGAGATGAATAAGTATCTAAGACCAGAAACACTATTCGGCGGAAAGTTTGAAAGATACTTAAATGAGGCACCAGCTAGAGTGAATAGAAATGTATCGTCTGGACAATCTGTTGAAGACAAGATGAGAGACTTATACGGACAGAATTGGCAGGGTTGGCAATGAACAATTACGAGTTAGAAAAATCAATCATATCTGCAATCCTACAAGATTTCGATAAAGCTCAATCAACGTATCTGCAAGCTGAATGGTTCACAGATACGAATTTTAAAACGATCTTTGAAATATTAAATAATTACGGTAGTCGCTTAGATGGATTGATGGAGTTATTCGCTAAAGTCAGAGCCGAATTAAAAGGTAATTCGATTGGATATGAGTATCTACTAGCATTACAGAAAGAGAACGCAACAACATCCGGATTAGATTATCTTGCTAATCAGCTTCATCGTGAGTACTTAAGAGCCAAACTCGAAAAGGTTAAAGCTGAACACACAGAATTCCCAACTAAGCAATTAGAAGCAAAAATGCTTGAATTGTTAAATGCGATTTCTAAGCTATCCAGAAAACGAAACGTCGGGGACTTATCAGAAACGTTTGAACAATTCGAGTATGAGCTGGAACACGATATCGAAGATGGGATTAAGACGTTCAGCGGATTGGATGCAGCACTTGGAGGCGGAATTGGTCCAGGAATGCTAGTGACTGTAGGAGCTAGGCCATCAGTCGGAAAGAGTGCCTGGACAATCAATCTAATCGATAGAGCGCTACAGAGAAACGAAGGGTTAAGAGTAGACCTGTTTAGCCTTGAGATGAGCAAGAAGGAAGTATTCTCACGATTCGTCGCAAAGATGACTACGTTAAATACTTATTACCTGCGAAAAATGAATAAAATGCTGAAGCCTGGAGATAAAGAGCTAGTGAGAGCGACTATTGAGTATTTCAAACAGAAAGACTTGAGAGTCTATGACACTGTATCCGAACTAAATCACATTCTTGGAATTATTAAAGAACGTGCTGCAGGTCAAGCGCCAGGAAAGTATTTAGCAGTCATCGATTATGTAGGACTTATCAAAGTCAATAACAATCGTGATAGAAGGTTACAGATTGAGCAGATTACAAGGGAATTAAAGAACCTTGCTAACGAACATCAAGTACCTATCGTTATCTTATCGCAGTTATCTCGTGGAGTTGAACAGCGCCAGGACAAATCACCAATCTTGAGTGATTTAAGAGAGTCAGGCTCAATCGAGCAAGATTCAAATGTCGTTGGATTCTTAAGCAACGAAGAGACAGAAGAAAACCACGAAGGCTATCAACGTGTGAAGTTCTCTATCAAGAAGAACCGCGAAGGCGATTTGATGGATTCGACATTCAAGTTCTATAAAGCTCAAATGAATTTTGTGGAGGAATTTGAACGAAGATGAATGCAAGAGAGTTCGAAAACATTATGCAGTCGGAAGGACTTAAAACAACTAGAGCTGTGATGGTTCTGCTGCAAGAGGCTAAGAGGTGTCAGAGAAACATTAAAAGCATGAGCCTATATAAACATAAGTATGCAGTAGCATACATTGAGAAACAGAAGGAACAGAAAGACAAGGCTATCCTGCAAGCAATTGAAGTGGCTCGATTAGAGAAACTTTACGGATTCCGTCTGATTGAAGATAGAGACCGTGTAATAATAGCCACTTACAGTGTAGAGAACCCACACAGCGAAGTCATGAAGAAAATCAGAAGAGATATAGAAATAATGGCAGAATTGGAGAAAGAGTATGGCATTTGCGATTAAAAACAGCAATATGTATTTTACACAAATTGTAGATCACAGCAGCATAGCCGGATATTTGGACAGAAAACATCCAGTTAAAACATTTGAATTCAAAGCAAGTCAACAAGAAGCGATGAAATTCAAAAAGTACGGTGAAGCTAGAAAGTACATGAAGGAGAACGGAGTGAGCGGAAATATCATTGAAATAGCCGTATCAAAACCATTCCATATTAACAAGATGGACAAGAACATCGGGCCTAATAGGTTAGACGCTTGGTATGATTCAGTATTGATGGATACCAGGGAAGATATTGAAAAGATGATTGCAGATTCTGAGAACAATTTCAATCACATGGCTAAAGACATATTGAAAATCAGAACAACAACGTTAAATCAATTCTTACGTAATCCATACGAGATTGGTTGGAACACACGTAAGAAAATCATGGACAGATTAGAAGCATATTTTGAAGGAGCCGGAATTAAATGAATTTAAATGATCCAATTAAAAAAAGACGAATCGAACGAGAAGAGTTAATACGATTAGTTCAAAACTGGTTCGTAGAACGTGGATTGGATACGCTGGACGGAAGTGGCCAGCTAACCAAACTACAGGAAGAAGTAGACGAATTGAAAGAAGCATATATCCATATCAACCGCGATGAAGAGATTGACGCGGTTGGAGATATTACAGTAGTGCTAATCGGATATTGCATGCAGCGCAATCTTGATTTCATGGATTGCTTAGAAAGTGCTTATCACGAGATTAAGGACCGTAAAGGGAAAGTTATCAACGGTGTGTTCGTGAAAGAGGTGCAGTAATGGATTTAGCAAACGTGAGCAAAGGTTTAACTGAAAAATCGAAAATCAAAGAAGCGGTTAAACATCCAAAGCATTATCAAGGTATTTATGGATTAGAAGTGTTCACTGTGATGGACAATTTTATTCCAAAATACGAAAACTCATTTGATGGATATATCGCAGGTAACGTTTTGAAGTACGTGCTGCGAGCGCCGAGCAAAGGAAAAATGCTCGAGGATCTAAAAAAAGCAAAAGAACATTTGGACTTGTTAATAGAAAGGTTAGAGGATTAATCATGAAAACAAATCAATTATGGGTAATATTTTGGCAAATCATAGCATACACAATTTTAATGCTTAATGTGTTTGGAATTAGTAGAATTCATATCTTGTTCGCTATTGTGGCATTGTTCAACGGAATGGTAGCTGGATACGAGAAAGAAAAGGAAATCAGAAGTCTAATCAAAATGGACGCTAAAGAATTCGAAAAATACCTTAAAAATATTGAGGAGGACCAATCATGAAAGAGAAATCAGAGCTTGATAAATTAAAAGACGATGTACATTACTTGATTGTGGCTCATTGCAAGTACAAGGATATGTCGATGTATGACAGAGCCATGAAGCAATTTCAAGAAGATATCAACTATGGGAAGCTCGAAGAGATGAGCTACAATGAACGATTCGCTTTCTTACTTGGATTCGAAACATCATTGAAGGCGATAGACAATGCAATCAAATTAAACGAACAATTGAAGGAAAATCCCGAAATGGTTGAATGGCCGACGTGGGCAAACCCTGATGATTACAGATACTAAGGAGGATAACGATGGAAGATAAAAAACAAGACGTAAAATCATTGGAAGAGTTATTGAAGGCAGCTGATGAATTTCGAAAATGGGCTGTTGATTTTGGAAATAAATTATCAAAAGTATTACCTGATATTGAAATTCCTGAGGAAAAGGAAGATACATGGGAGATGAAATGCCCGTATGAGTATGGGGATAAACATTATTGTATCCAATCGAGTGGAGACGTTTTTTTAGATTCTTGGCATGACATAGAAGCCGATAATAGTTTTTTTAGTCAAGGTAACATCTTCCCAACTAAACAAGCAGCCGAATTAGAGGCAAAACGCAGAAACCTACTTACACGTTTCAGAGCGTTTCGGGATGAGTGTAATGGGGATTGGAAACCTGATTTCACTATTAATAGCAATAAATACTTTATAGAAAAAAGGAGGGGCAAAATAGTCGTTGATTATATTTGGACGGTTAACTCATTCATACTTTTCGGCTACTTTAAAAATCATGAAGATGCCAAACGCGCAATCGAATTATTCGGTGACGAAATCGAAGAATTATTTGTGGATTGTGAGGTATAGATATGGATTTAACGTACAGTGAAAAATTCAAAGACTACATCGTAAAACAAAACGATTTAGGGTATCCACAAACGATTTATAAGTTTCCCAATGGGTACGGTGCAAGTATCATCAAAATTGAATATATTTATTTTGGCATCGAAATTGCGGTGTTGAAATTTGATGAAAATGGTAATTGGGATATCGATTACAGCACACCAATTACAAACGACGTGATAGGTGGATTGAATAGAAAAGAACGGGATTATGTTTTACAACAGATTTTTGATTTGGAGGAGCGAACGTGGAAAAAAGTTTAAGAACCTTGGTAATTGGTTTCTGTATTAGCTTACTACTAGCAATATTCAAGTTTCTAGGCGTGGACTTTCCATGGAATTTTGTATTATTGCCGTTTTTGATACCGTTATCTCTTTTATTAGTATTGATAATTAACATCGTCACTTTAGACGGTATAGACGATATAAAGAGAAAAATGAAAGATAAAAGAAGATGAACGATAAATACAATTTTTTGACTTATAGAAAACCATGGGAGGAATAAAATATGGAACTTACTTTATATTTAGAAAATGGAAAAACATTAAGATTTGAAAACGTGACTAATTTAGAACAAGAATCATATGTGACGAGCCTTATTACATTTAATTATGTAAGTGCGTCTGATGGCAAGAAGAAAAGGGCGATTTTTAGCTTCAACAGTTTGATAGGTTTATCTGTCGATAAGGAGGATTTTGATGTTAACAGTTTATTCTAAACCAAATTGCATCCAATGTGAGATGACTAAAATTTGGCTAGATCAAAATAAAATTCCATACGATACAGTGGATATGATTGAAAATCCGGAAGCATTAGAGGAAATTAGATTACTTGGATTTAAAAGCATGCCAGTAGTTACACTAGATAAAAATTTCGATAATGCCTGGGTAGGTTACAACTTAGATAGATTACTAGAATTAAAGGAGCTTGGATAATGGAAAGAATGAGTCCAGAAGAACGAATGATATTAAGACTAATTCCAGTAAGCGATACTCGAAGAATTAACCGTGTGGACATTTCAAGTATTACTAAGCTGTCGGAACGTAGAGTTAAGAAAGTAATTGATACGTTAGTTAATCGATACGGAATTGTGATCATCGGAGAACGTAACGGCAGAACTGGATACTATATTCCAGAAACAGACGAGGCTCGTAAGGACGGAATTAAACCTATGAGGTCTCAAGCAATTAAAGAATTCAAACGAGTGAGCCGAATTTTAAAAGGCGATTTGAAAGCTCATGAGAAATATTTGGAGGTAAGTAAATGATTAATAACGTTGTGCTAGTAGGCAGATTAACAAAGAAACCAGATCTAAAATTTACAACAACCGGTACTAAGTACACGCAGTTCAGTGTTGCAGTACAAAAGAAATTCAAAAATCAAAATGGTGAATACGAATCAGATTTTATCAATTGCTTGATGTGGTCTACTGCTGCAGAGAACTTTATTAAGTTCACGAATAAAGGTTCACTAGTTGGAATCGAAGGACGAATCCAAACAAGAAGTTATGAGAAGGATGGCAGTAAAAAGTACATCACAGAAGTAGTTGCTGAGAACTTCTCGTTATTAGAATCAAAGAAAGTAACAGAATCTAGAAACAATGCAGTTCAACCAATCGAAGAAAGTCCATTCAATGGAGTATCAGACGATGACTTGCCATTCTAATGAATCGAGGTGCAAGTATTTGGAGAGTATAGAACTATTTGATTATCCAGAACTTGATTATAAAGCTACAAAAAAAGCAGTAATGAGAGTGATAGCTAAGTATAAAAATTCATTAAATAAACTTTATTTAAAAAGTGAACCACGAATTACTCCTCAGTACACAATTGTTCCACCTTCATTCTCAAATAGCTTTCATTCCTCGACGGAGGATGCAGCATTGTGGGCAGATACACACGGAAAAAGACATAAAGAATTTGTAGATCGTGTAAACGATGCCTTGAACAAATTGCCAGCTACTAACAGGCTAGTCATATACCGTTCATTAATACAAGAGCAAAGTGATATTAAAATCGGATTGGAAATGAATTATAGTGAGTTCAGAATCAGAGACTTTAGAGTGGAAGGTATAAAATTATTATCTTACGCTTTGGGTGTAGATAAGTACGAGAATTAGAAAAATTGTAGATATTAAAAAAAAAACATTGTGGAGCGAATAAAACCAAAAGGTATAAAATATGTACTGTGGTATCGTGTAGATACAAGGATAGAGATGCGGAAACATCTTTAAAAAGCCAGTCCTGAAAAAGGTGTATCCAAGTTAGCAGCATGGACGACTGCTAACAGTGCCGTGTTGGATGTAGAGTGGTTCGACTCCGCTCACGGTAATTCCCCAGATAAACCAACAAAAACTGTCAAAGAGCGTGCTGATGAGTACGCTCTTTAGTTTTTAAGAAAGGAAACAGTATGAACTTCGTAGAACCTATTCGCGATCCTGATGACATCCAGGCTATGAAAGATTATCTAAAAGAATGGAACGAACGTAATTACATGCTGTTCGTATTTGGAATTAATCTTGGATTAAGAATCAGCGACATTATTAAATTAAAAGCTAAGGATGTTCAAGGACAGTATGTGAACATCAGAGAGTTAAAGACAGGAAAGATTCTCAAAAGAAAGATGAACAGGTCTTTCCGTAAAGAAGTACAAGAGTACATCAAAGACATGAACCCACATGACTATCTATTCAAAAGCAGAAAGGGAAAGAATAAAGCAATCACTCGTGAAGCTGCTTATTACATTCTCAAAGCTGCAGCAGAAGATATTGGAATCGAGAATGTCGGAACACATACGATGCGCAAAACATTTGGCTATCATCACTACAAGAATAATAAAGATGTAGCCATGTTGATGGTTCTATTCAACCATGCAAGTCCGGATATCACACTTCGATACATTGGAATCCAGCAAGACCAGCAGGATAAATCAATGGACGATTTCTACTTATAGAGCCGTTAAATTTAACATATTGAGAATTTGTAAATTCAAAAAAGAAAAGTTAAATAAACATTATTAAATCAATGGTTTCGAGCGTTGCTCGAATTTAACACAATATAAGATATGATAAATTCAAGAATACCCCGTACCCTTGAATATTTAGTACCCCCACCCCTTTAGAAATGGCG